GGTGCGGGAGCACTTTCTGCTAATACCAATGAATACTATCGTGGTGTCGCAGTCAAGGGTCTGCTTGGCTAGACAGTTTAGTTAACCAAGAGGTAATCACTTTAAAGGCAGGTCTCGCAAGATTCCTGCCTTTTCTTATTTAAGGCCAACCCTAAATAGTATTACTATGGCTATTGCAACTAATCCAGTATCTTCAAATAATCCCAATCTTCTTTCTAATGTCTCATTCAATATGGACATGGGTCGATTTCCCGGGATGAACTTTTATATTCAGTCCGTTACTCTTCCTGGAGTAACGCTAAGTGAGATCATGATTCCTACTGGTCCCGCAAGAATTCCATATAAAGAAATATCAGGTTCAGCAGTTTTTGAGCCACTAAGTGTTACATTCCTTGTTGACGAGGACATGAACAACTATTTTGAGATTTGGAATTGGGTACAGATTGTTGCCGGTATTGAGGCAGATCAATATTCTAAAATGCTGAAAGAGGATCCAATGAAGGTAAGTGCAAAAACGGATATTACCTTGCACATACTGACCAGTCACAGAAATGTCAACATCGAAATGAAGTTTTTTGATGCCTTCCCATCAGGGGTTGAGGCAATGACTTTTGATTTTCGATCACCATCTGTTGATTATCAACCGATGACCATATCATTTTCTTATTCCCATTTTACATTTAAGAAAAAATAAAAACTAAATAATGCTCATTGAAAATATTAAAGAAGAGTGGCAAAAAGACTCTTCTATGTCTTCGGACTATCATCGTGAATCGATGAAGACTCCCCAATTACATTCAAAATATCTTAATTACTACTTCGACGAGAAGAAAGCACTCACACGTATGTCTAAAGCACTTGCCAAGATGAAACGCATACGATTCGAGTATTACACAGGTACGATTAATCCTGTAATGCTGGACAAGTTCAAGTGGGAACCATTTCTACGTAAGATACTCAAGTCAGAGGTAGATATGTATTTGGATGCAGATGACGTTCTCTCCACTATGCAAATAGACCATACAGATCAAAAAGAAAAAATAAAATTCATCGAGGAGGTTCTCAAGCAACTAGGACAAAGAAACTTCCAGATCAAAGAAGCCATAACGTGGCAAAAGTTTGTTGCAGGGAACTAATAAACACCGACCTAAATAATGATTGAAGGAGGGGTAATGAAATTATTCGCATTTATCGCACCATTTATATTGACAGGGTGCGTCTTATCAAACTTATTTGTTTTTCAAGGTGATTCAGGAACCAAAGAAAATTTACCAGTGACTCCTGCCGAGTTAAAAGAAATGGCAGGGTATTGTATGCAGGTTTATGAAAAGGATCCTAAAAAAGAATTCTCTTACATGGTCAAACATGACCGAGGCGTAACTATTATCATTATCAGAGGAACCGATAACGTAAAGAATATAGGATCTGATGTAGATGCCCGACCATTCAAAGATAGAAAACTTGCTGCTACATTACACAGAGGATTTCGTGATGCGGCAGAAGATATAAAGAACGAAATAGATAAAAAAGTAGAATTGAACGATACTATCTATATCACTGGACATAGTCTTGGAGGTGCCATTGCCCAGATAATGGGTTATTGGTATCATGGAGAAGGTAAGACAGTTCAAATCTATACGTTTGGTGCCCCAAAGGTCTCGACCAAATATTTCGGCAATACACCTCAGCATTTTCGTGTTGCGATGGTGAATGATCCCGTGCCCTTTGTCCCTATATTTCCATACATTCATTCAGGGATAAATATTGACCCAGAGACTTTGAACTGGAGATTCACGAATGATGTCGGGGACGTTACTAAAATAAACGCAGGCGAACATTCTATCGGTGAATACTATAAACAACTATCCAAGCATTTGGAATTATAAGCAACCAAATATATTATGAGTTTTCGACCACCTGTGAATGTAGAAAAAATAAATGAGGTCTACTTGAAAGCAACCTGCGACGATAGCGGGTTCCTTCGGGAGATGTCTGACTATTTTACATTTGAGATACCGAACTGGCGATTCATGCCTCAAGCACGGAATCGAATGTGGGACGGGAAGATTCGCCTTTTTAATTGGCACAAAAAACAACTATACTTAGGATTATTGCCATATGTCAGAAAATTCTGTGAAGACAGAGGAGTCAAACTTTCGCATAAAGAAGGAGAGTTCGACCAAGAAGATCCAATTACCCGTGAGGATATACAGGACTGGATCTCGAGTCAAAAATTTGAAATTAATCCACGCCACTATCAAATCGATGGACTTCTCCATTCCATTAATCACCCAAGATCAATAATAATCAGTCCGACAGGATCTGGCAAATCCTTTCTTATGTATATGATGACTGCGTATTATGACGTAAGAACCCTTATCATTGTCCCTACTATAAACCTTGTAGAGCAAATGTCGAAGGACTTTCGATCATATGGATGGAACCAATCAATACATCGCATCAAGGCAGGACAAAGCAAAGAAACATTGATGCAGGTAACTGTCAGCACTTGGCAGTCTATCCATAAACTTAAAGCAGACTTTTTTAAGCGATATGATCTAATAATGATCGACGAGTGTCATTTGGCAACTGCCCAGTCTATGAAGGGCATTATGGAAAAGGCAATCGAATGCAAACTAAGATATGGTTTAACAGGTACCTTACAAGATGCAAAGACAAACAGACTGATCCTTGAAGGATTGTTTGGAAAAATCCATAGACTTACTACGAGTAGAAATCTCATGGATGAAGGAACTCTAGCAGACCTAAATATTAAATCAGTGGTTCTCGAGTATCCTAAAAATGTTGCAGAAACGATAAAGGAATACTCCTATCAAAATGAGATAGACTTCCTTTGTGCAAATCCTGTCAGAAATAGATTTATTACTAATCTGGCATGTGACCAGGAAGGAATCACACTTGTTCTTTTCCAGTTCATAGAAAAGCACGGTAAGGAACTGCATAATCTAATCACAAGCAAAACTGATTATCCTGTTTATTATATTCATGGAGGAGTTGAGGGTGATGAAAGAGAGAAGGTTAGGTCTATATGCGAGCAACGTGATAATGCTATCATTGTTGCCAGTATGGGGACTTTCTCGACAGGTATCAATATTCCAAAGATACGGAACGTGATATTTGCGCACCCCACAAAAAGTAAAATACGAACCTTGCAAAGCATTGGTCGTGGTCTTCGGAGGACCAAAACTAAGACCAACATGGTTCTCTTTGACATAGTAGATGATCTTACTCATAAACGTAAGAAAAACTACACGTACAAGCATTTCGAAGAGAGACTTGCCTTTTATGGTGCTGAGCAATTTAATGTTAAAATAATACGGATACCTATAGCCAATGAAATCACCGAACCTAAAACCAAAGTACGTGTTACTGAATGAGGACACTGAGTTGTTCTCATACGTCGTTGTTGATAATCGACAAAAAGAACACCTGTTTCTGCTTACCCCATTCAAAGTTGTGCACCTGAACGAAGACGAGTTCCAGGAGCATAACATGATTAACGAAAGAATAGGATTACATAAATGGCCTTACTTCTGCGATAATGCACAGGTACCCGTGTTTCAAAAACACGTTAGTGTCGTCACTGATCTTAACAACGAGTTTAGTGATTTCTTTCTACATGCTGTAAAGCAAGATACAAGAGGGGAACTGGACATGGTTTCTGAGGCATTAGGCACGTTTGGGAGAAAACTCAACTAAACTTGACATTTCTACGCAAATGTGATATACTTAATGTTAACACTGATAAAAAAAGGGTTATGGCAAAATTTGTTGATAATGAAAAGTTCTACGATAATATGGTCATATGGAAACATGCATTATATAAAAATCGAGAACAGGGTATAGAAGAACGTCCAGTAATACCCGAATACATCGGAGAATGTATTTGGAAAATAGCATTTAGATATGCTACAAAACCTAATTGGAGAAATTCTTATAACGAGGACATGGTAGGAGATGCTGTTGAAGAGTGTATCAAATACCTTGATCGATTCGATGAAAATAAATCTAGGAATCCTTTCTCTTACTTCACACAAATAGTTTATTATTCCTTCCTTAGAAAAATATCTTCCGAGAAAAAACAGTTATATATTAAATACAAAGTCATTCTAAATTCAGAAGTAGACGATTTCTTTGATGGTGCTGCGAGCGATGTAACACATAACAAAGAAGATTTGCTTTCACGATTTGCGGCAACTGAGTATGTTGAGTATTATGAAAAAAATGTGAAACGAACACGGAAGAAAAAACCAAAGAAAACCAAAGACCAAAATACAGGAGTAGTCTTTTGAGAGTAGCTTTAGTCACGGATTTACATTTCGGTGTACGAAATGATAACGTGGTTTTCTCTGACTACCAGAAACGATTTTTTGAAAAGGACTTTTGGCCAGTAGTCCATGAACAATGTGAAGAAATCATCTGTCTTGGAGATGTGTTTGACAGAAGAAGATTTATTAACTATCGTTCTTTTAATGCTGCCCAGGAAATGTTCTTTGATCCCATACGAGATTGGGGCAAAAAAGTACATCTGATAGTCGGTAACCACGATACATATTACAAGAAAAATAATTCATTAAGTTCCCCAAAACTCTTATTAAGAGATATGGAGGATACTGTAACCATATACAACGAATTCCCTGAAGATGTTGAGATCGGTGGCGTGGCTACATTAATGATTCCTTGGATAGCACCTGATAGTGCTGTTGTGGCAGGAGAGAAAATAGCAAACTCCCGTGCTACCTCAGTGTTTGGGCATCTTGAGGTCAATGGTTTCCCGATGCATCCTGGTATGGTGTGTAGCAATGGTTCAGATCCAAGAACATACAAGAGGTTTGAGCAGGTATTTTCCGGCCACTTCCATACTAAGACCAGCATCGGCAATATAATGTACATAGGTAACGCATACCAACTGACGTGGGCAGACTACGGTCAGGAAAGAGGTTTCCATATCTGGGATACAGAAACCCTCAGTCTCGAGTTCTTTCCATGCACCACCAAAATGTTTGTCAAGATTGACTACGATGATACAAATCCTATGACTCCAATACCAATGAATCTCAAAGATAAAATGGTAAAGGTTTTTGTCAAGAAAAAAGAGAACCCAACTAACTACGACGTATGGATAAATAGTTTACAGGATCAGGATCCTATGAATCTTTCTGTCATTGAAGACTTTGCTGACCTAGAAGTGGGCGAAGTTGAAGTAGAGTCCAGAGATACAATGTCTATTTTGACAGACTACGTAGAAAAACTTGATCTTGGAAAAGGAGGGAGTGAATTGAATATTCTTCTCTCAGATCTTTACCAAGAAGCAGGACAAATAAAGGATGTTGAGTGATACAATTTAATAAGGTAAGATGGAAAAACTTTATGTCATTTGGTAATAAGATGACTGAAGTAGATTTTACGGGCAATCCCACTACATTGATCATAGGAGAAAATGGTGCCGGGAAAAGTACTCTACTGGATGCTATTTGCTATTCTTTGTACAGCAAATCTTTTCGTAATGTGGCCACTGGTTCTCTTATAAACTCTATAAATAATAAGGATTGTGTAGCAGAGATAGAGTTTAGCATAGGGACAAAGAACTATCGAGTACAAAGAAAAATGAAGCCAGGTGGTTTCAAGATGTGGTGCGATGGTGCCCAGATATTAGCAGGATCCTCTCATAAAGAACACCAACAGGTACTTGAGGATAAGATTCTAAAAATGCGTTTCAATACTTTTAAGCAGGTAGTACTTTTAGGATCAGCAAACCATGTAGCATTCATGATGTTGCCCACATGGCAACGTAGGCAAATAGTTGAAGATCTTCTAGATATCCAGGTATTTGGTGTGATGAACGATTTGCTCAGAATCAGAAGTAGCAATAATAAATCTACTATACAAGAAACCACTCATTCCAAAGAAATGACAGGACAAAAAATTCGTCTTGTTGCTAATCATATAGATGGCCTTCAAAAGCAAAAGAATGAATATCTTGATAAACAGAAAGGATTGATAGATGACACAAACAAAAAAATTGGGCAAGAAAAAGAATTTATTGAAGCATTCAGAACCAAAAATGATGAGCTCACCAGAGACATCTCCGGACTCAATCCCAACTCAGACAAAATCCTGTCAATATCCGATCTCCTCTACAAACTCAAAAGCAACGTTGAAGGACACACAAAATCACTTAACTTCTTCCACGACACTGACTCCTGTCCAACATGCCAACAAGAACTCGGAGAAAAAATTAGAACTTCTAAAGTGGGGGAGTATCAAGAGAAAATCGACAAGGGTGTTGATGCCATTGAATCCCTCGAAGATCAACAGTCTGATCTGCAAACTGTGGTCAACAGACACACTGACCTAACTCTTAGAATCTCAAAGCATTTAGAAAAGATCGATGAACATAAAAGAAACATTAATCTTCTTCAGGAGCAAATAGATCGTTTTGAATCAGATACAGAAGGTGCTGATTTTAGTGACCTCCAGACTAAACAAAATGAGCTGGATAAAGCAACGAAACTTATAGACAAACTTGAACAAGACTATAAGGAACTGATTCATCAGAAGCACCTATATGATTTGGCGTCAAAACTTCTTAAGGATGATGGCGTTAAAGCACAGATAATCAAGCAATATATTCCTGTCATAAATAAGACATGTAATACATATTTGCAAAGAATGGGATTGCCGATACGTTTTGATTTGGATGAGCAGTTCAAGGAGATTGTACGCAGTAGGTACCAGGATGAGTTTAAGTACGAGTCCTTTAGTATGGGTGAGAGGCAACGTATCGATCTGGCAATGTTGCTCACATGGAGAGCAATCGCCAAGTCAAGGAACAGTGCCTCAACAAACCTCTTAATCCTCGATGAAACTTTCGACAGTTCACTTGACATGAATGGTACCGATGAACTCATTAAAATCCTCTATGATATGACAGGATCTAATATCATTGTTATATCTCATAAAATGGGCGACTCAGAAAAGTTCTCTCGAACCATCCAAGCAAAGAAAAAAGGTAACTTTTCCCAATTA